TAGTATTCCTTGACACCCTCTATTGCCGCAAATGTAGCACCTTTCAGTCCTCTGCCGTGTGCGTCATATGTACTTTTTATGTTGTTCAGTTTTTCCGATACAACATTTTTTACACCGCCCCATAATTCTGACGTTTTTTCTTTGACGCCGTTCCACATCTCGCTCTCGATTGATTTGATGCCTCCCCAAATTGACTTTATCAACTGCAAACCCAAATCAAACCAATTAACAGACATAAAACCTTTCACGACTGCACCCATTATTTGCGGCAAAGCCGCTATCAACTGTGGAATTGCCCGTACCAGTCCGACTGCTAAATTTACGACCAACTGCATTCCGCCTTGTATAATTTGGGGCATCATCGAATATGACGCACTGATGATTCCTGTTATCAGATTTACACCTGCATCTATTATTCTCGGTAAATTTTCTATCAAACCGTTAGCTAATGACGTAACAAGCTGAACTGCCCCCATAGCCAATAAAGGAACATTATCCACTAATCCGTCAACCAACCCCTCTATCAAAGTTACCGCACCACTTATAATTTGAGGCATAGAATTGGATAATCCTTGCATTAAATTTCCTACAATCTGTGATGTTGCAATTAATAACTTAGGAACTACGGCAGACAGTCCAGTAACAGCCACAACAACGATATTATTTAAACAATTTGAAAACTGTGAAGCATTCTGTACTAAACCGTTTACCAATGATGATATTAAAGATGCCGCACTATTTGCCAATGTAGGAGCCAAATCATTAATTAACGGCGGAATAACTTCGCCTATGGTAGGTGCTAAACCATCAATCAAATAACCTACGCCACTTAACGCACCCGTTATTGCCGGTATAACATTCTGCCCGAACGTCTTAGCTGAATCAACCAGTGCATCCAAACTCTGATCAAACATTTTTCCGCCTGTTGTCAAACTGACAAGGGTATTTTCAAACGCCGCTTTCAGTGACCCCCACGATCCGCTTATTGTCGTGCTTGCCTCTTTTGCCGTTGTTCCCGTTATGTCCATTTGCGTTTGGATTGCATGAATAGCCTGTGTAATATCGGCAAATGATGAAATATCATACTTCTGTCCGGTAAGTTTCTGTGCATCGCCAAGCAGTCGTTTCATTTCAGCTTGTGTGCCACCGTAACCGAGTTTTAAATTATCAAGCATGGTGTAATTTTGCTTTGCAAAACCTTGATAGGCATTTTGAATGTCTGTCATATTCGTGCCCATCTTATTCGCATTATCAGCCATATCCACCAACGCTGAATTTGCATAATCCGCCGCCTTTGCTGTATCGCCCTTTAAACTTGAAATCAGTGATGCCGAAAAATTTGTAACTGTTTCCATATAGCTATTAGCTGACAAACCTGCGGTTTTGTATGCATCATTTGCATATTTCTGTACTGCCGCCGAACTGTCTTTGAACAATGTATCGACACCACCTGTCAGCTGTTCATAATCAGCAAATGAACTGACTGATTTTGCTACCATTGTTCCTACTGCGGTAGCGGCTGCCGTTCCAGCAATAGCTAACCCTTTGCCCAATTTACCAACGGCACTGCCAACAACTTTAGCTTTATCTCCCAATTCAGAAATTTTTTTGCTTGTGTTGTTCAATGTACTACGCAGATTATTGCTTTCATTTTGGGCTTTTTTCATATTTGCAAAGAAGTTTCCGGCTTTCAACGACAGTGTTGCTCCTATGTTTCTACCTTTTGCCACATCAACCGCCTCCTGTCATTGCTTTTATCTTTTCAGCTTCTTCTTCGTATGCTTTTATCATACTGGCTCGTAAAAATGCCTTTTCATTTCCCGTAGCCCCGGCAATTCTATCCCAATCAAAACCACGTTGGACGTAGTAATGTATTAATTCAAAATCACCGTTGCGTTCAATTAGTTTTTTAGTTCTTCAACCGCCTTAACGCTATCGT